CATTATCCTAAATATGTTATCGGTATTCCAGCAGCAAACTGAGAGTCTAATGCTAGAGTTAATCTGAATGGGTTTTTAGTATATATATTATATACGTTAATAAAATTAATATATGGGTCTTCAGATTTAAATAATATAGGGAAGACATTAAAGGACTTCTCATTTGTAAACATTAAAACAGGGAACTTGTGAATAAATTGATACGATACTGTATGTAATGTTCCAATTATAGCTTTTAAATCTCCTCTTGAATCATTAGCTAAAATCGCTGCCAAAACATCTGGAGTTAATATAGTATTTAGAGCATCCTTATAACTGGATACCATAGATGGTGGTAAATCCTCATTAATTAAATACAACAGCCCTTCAATATATGATTCCTTACTTAATCCCCAGGGTACCATAAACGTATTACGTACAGTATCACCCCATGACGAGCTATATTCTTCTGGGTTAGCACTTATTAAGGCCTCTTCATAATTATTTATAGCATCTATAAATTTTTGTATTCGTTGACCTACCCCTTTTCTAATAATATCCGCGGTGGGTATTAACAGTTGAAGCTCTGATAACGTTTCGGATGTTAATTCAAAATTATTATCATATACTACATTTTTGACAATGTTATTAGCTATATCAATTACATTATGTAATATTGAAGCATCTTTATTCAAGCTTTCAGCCTTTTCTATGCCTAAGGTTGCATAATTTATAAGACTTGAAATACTACCGTCATATGATTGAAATATATAATCCCTTTTTTTCCTAATCTCCTTACCACTATATATATTCCTACCTGCGTGCGTCTCTAAGAACTTTGGGAGTTCTTTAATAGCATTTAGTGCATTTTTACCCTTACCAGGTCTACCATTTTCCCCTTTAATTTCAACTTCGCCTATACCAGGTACATCCAGGTCGCCTCTCACACCTTTGGATGCATTTGAAAACATTGACATAACTAACTCACCCTTTCCAACAGCAACCGTTTGAATAGCAAAATTATGATTATATATATATTCGTATGCAGCCTGGGGGTTACTAAAAAACCTACTCATAACATTCATACAGCCATTTTTAATATTAAAAGGTTGACCTCCCGCTATCTCTGTACCAAGCCAATCAAATGTTTCTTTAGCTTCTGAAAATTCTTTAAATTTTTCTATATCTACATCGGTAGTATTATTAATTATATCTAATACTGGTATTAATACCTTCTGCTCGTATTCAACCTTTTTACCAGAGTCCCAACGACATTGATTGAGTATATTATGAACAATATCAGCAGTACCTCCCTTTTGTTTTGCTATAACTTGGCGCCTAATAACATTATAATAACTATCCTCAACAGTCCCTATAGACTTTGGCGCTTCTTCACCTAACTCCTGCGCAAACAACTCAACGTCTTCCTGCAATACTACTGTATTAGTATAGATATCTGAAAGTGATATATATTTACCCATATTAAATTGGAATATTCAGCTGCTCCCTTTCAACGCTATCATCTGAGGATGATGTATAACTAGATATAACCGTCTGTAGTATCTCTAATGTTTCCTTAGCGTTATTCTCATCAATTTCTGATTCATCTGGAACAGACGATAGTAAATTAGCTTTATCATCTAATGATAAATCAATTACTAATGCCTTTCGGACAAATCTTACGAGTACTACCTCGGCCTCAGGAGATAATACATCTACTTCTACCTGATTATCAACATCATCTCCATCAATACCTGGAGATGATCCAACCTCATCAGTAACAGGTGCAGCTGCTCCCATCTCATCTCCAGGTAGAGTAAACTCATCTGCCTCTAGTAATGTACCATAACCAGCTCTAACTATTGTCTTATTAAATTGCTTCATACACTATTTATATTTATATAAATGATAGGGCTTTAACTTTAAAATCGCAAAAAAAATGTTCATTCAACCAGTCGAGACCGTAACGATCACAAAACTTTTTTGCGGTCTGGTATGGGAATTTAGCGGATGATAATTTATTAATTTTTATTCTAAGCAGACTAAGTAGATAGTCTCCATTACCATCGCCTTTTGCTATAATACTAGTAAAACTGTCATAAGATAGTGCACTTGATATAATTCTAATAGGAAAATGACGTTCAATATCAACGATCATCTTATTAATAACTCTTAATAACTGCGTCGCAGTTAATCTTGTCTTAGATAATACTGTTTTATTATGCAATGACATTAAATCTAACGATATAAATAATATAGTTTTTGCGTTACTCTTACTAGATAGTATTAATGTACACGCACTCTTTATAAAAAAATGATATAGGGTATATATTTCTTTATTCTTAGGTCCTTTATGTAGCTGCAATTTTTCATTATAATCTAACCAATCAACTATGATGTCATTCAATAAAATATCTGTTAAATCCACTAGATTAATATTATAATGCTTTAATTCCATCCCCATGTACAAATTATGAGTATATTTTCTATAATATCAACTTTTTTTTAATTAAAGACTAACAGCAGTAAGCGTCGGTGTATCAGCTTTTATTCTACCAAGTCTAATATTAATTATCCCGTTATAGAAATCCTCAGATAAGAGAACGTTATTATCAAACTGCGTCTTAGCCTCGTAATATGCTAATTCAGACTTACTATTGCAAAATAATATAATTTTAAAGTCAAAACTCTCTTTCCCTTGAGATTCTATATCCCCTAATAAACTCTCACTAGATCCACAATATAATCTCCAATCAGTATCTTTTTGAATCCGCCGCTTCCGCTTCTTACCCTTCAACGGGGGATATTTAATGATTGTCTTGCATTGCTTCTTACCTATATATCGACGATTATTACTAATATTTGTAATACAATATACAAACCCAAAAAAATCAGCAGGTGTATCGATTTCAGATCTCCAATGACCTAGACTAATAATATTATTTTCTTTATCCTTCATTAGATTAATTTTATTATCTTTTCTAAGATGTTCTTAGGGTCTTTTTAACATAGACATATGTTATTTAATAGATAAAAAATAAAATCAAGGCTAATCTCCAGTCTTATTGTATTTTTTTTTATTCTTCTTTGTTTTTTTAGACTTTTTCTTAGATTTAATAGTTTTCTTACGAGTTTGTATATCCGGTTTTATGTTATTACCAAACATGTTTCTACTATCCCCTGGTGCATACGAGTCTGTCGTTGTAATATTAGTATCTGAAAATATTTTTGCAGTATCGCCGAATGCGCCACCATCCCCCGCTGTCATATCCTCCCTTAATATTTTATTAAAAAAGTCCGCATATAAATTTGCCTTTGCCATATTAGTATTTATAATTATTTAATGGATCTACTCGAGAAATATATAGAAGAATTGAAAGCCGAGTTGGTAATAGATGAAATGAACGTAGGCGAAGTGCAGAGACGCCTGCCAGCACGCCGTCACCATTGGGCTGCAAGGTTGATTAGACATAAGAGGGAGTTAAATAAACTATTAAGGGAGATTGATGTTAGGGCTAATGTTATAGCTGCTAAATTGAAGGATGAATCACCTACTAGATTATCCTGGAGTCAAACAAAGGGAGCTGCTATGCAGAGTGTAGAGATTATAAAATATAAGCAGCAGATTGAGGATTTAGAGTTAATAATTGAGTTTTTAGAGAAGTCTGAAAAAAACTTATCATCTATCCAGTGGGATATAAAAAATATTATTGCTATTCGGCAGTTAGAATTACTATAATGTCTGTAGAGATTAATTATTTGGTTAATATAGGTCAGTGTATTGTTAAGACTAAAGATGCTGTGCTGATGGAGAGTCTTAGAAATAAATTCAGCATTCCTAATGAGGGTACTCGATTTAGTAAGTACTCCCCAGCGAGATTGTATGCTATTACCCCAGGTGGTAAGTTTGAGCCAGGATTATTGTCAGAAGTAGTTGAAGCTATAAAAGAGATTGATATTAAGTGTAGTATTAAACTCAGCCCGTCAGCTATTCTTACAATATCACCAATTGAAGATCCGGAGAATATAAAAATGTTGGATACTAAAGATATTAGCCTGAGATATTACCAGATCAGGATTATACAGAAGGCAATGAGCGCTGGTCGAGGTGTTTGTGTTTTAGGTACTGGTGGTGGTAAAACATTAGCAATAGCTACATTAATAAATAATTATTATTTAAGATCTAAGAATAAGAAAAACTTTAGATGCCTCGTATTAGTTCCAGATAGAGGGCTTGTTAGGCAGACCTCAGATGACTTCACTGAATATAATGTACCTTATACCCATTGCCCCTGGACTGCAGAGTTTGATCTAGATACTAGTTGTAATATAGTGGTAGCTAGTAATAAGATAGTACAGAGTAGATTTAAAGATGCAGAATGGCTAAAGTATGTGGATATTGTAGTAGTGGATGAAAGCCATAAGCTAAAGAATAAAAATAAAATTGGAAAATTAGTAAATAAAATACACACCCACTCAAAGTTTGGATTTACAGGGACTCTCCCGGAGAGCCCCATAGATAAATGGTCAGTTATAGGTAAACTAGGGCCGGTATTATATGAAAAGGGTAGTGCTGATCTTAGAGAAGAGGGATACTTAACGGATGTAAGTGTAAGTATACTTAGACTGACCCATAAAGGAGGGCCTAAAACCCAGTTTACAAAAGCGGAGTGGACTAGCTCAATAAAATATAAGACAGAGTTAGATTATATTTATAATAGTAACTTTAGAAATAATATTATATCTAAAATATCAGATAATTTTAATAATAATATTTTAATATTGGTAAATCACCTCGCGCATGGCAATATATTATACGATATACATAAAGATCTTAAGGATAAGCAAGTGTTTTTTGTTAGTGGTAGTGTGGATATTGATACTCGTGAGAGTATTAAAAAAATAATGGAAAATAGTAATAATGTTGTATGTATAGCGATGTCATCTGTGTTTTCCACCGGTATTAATATTAAAAATATACATATGATTGTATTTGCAAGTGGGGGTAAGGCGTTTATACGAATTGTTCAATCTATAGGTAGAGGTCTACGCCTCCATAGTTCTAAAACGACTCTGTTAATTATAGATCTAGCGGATAAATTCGAGTATAGTACTAATCACTTTGAAAAGAGAACGTTAATTTATACTAGAGAAAAAATTCCATATACCATATCTACAATAAAAGAGTAGATATAGTTGATTAGTAGTTTTGATTGCATATAATTATAATAGAGTTTAAAATGGCTGAAGAAATAATAATAAAGAAGAAAAAGAAAAAGAAAAATGAGCATTACTACGTAGACCCTAAAGAGTTTAAGGCAGCAATAGCATTATATTATGAAAATGGTATATTTCCAGATTATTTAGGAGAGTGTATAATGAAAATTGCAAACGGTTTAGGTTTTAATGGTAAATTTAGAGATTATACATATAAAGAGGATATGATTGGAGATGCTATTGTAAAAATGTATGCAGCTCTTAGAAATCAAAATTTTGATGTAACATCAAAATTCAACCCCTTCTCGTATTTTACTACTATTGCATTCAGAGCTTTTATAAATAGAATAAAAAAAGAGAAGAGGCTCCATAAGGCTGAAACAGACTTTAGAGAGGAAGTGTATGAGCAATATATGATTGAATCGAGTGATGGTAAGGTTTATACTAAAAC